ACGGTTGTCTTGCCTTCCGTCGTGACGGTGACCGTGTTTTCAGTCTTGGTGACGTTGACTGTCGTCATGGCGCTGTATACCCCTGGCTGACATAGATCACGCCTTCAAGGTAATACTCGCGGTTACCCGAACCGTCTTCAAGTAAAACGTCGTACCGCAGCTCGTCAGGCGTAAACGTTGCGGTCTGCGTGTCGGTCAAACTAATCGTAATCTGACCGTTGCTTCTGTCCGTGTAAGCAATAGCAAAGTCGGCGTACTTGGTGGTGCGACCTTCGTTCCAAGCCTGGGCGTAGGCTGTGTAGCCCGTTAAGTCAATTACTGCATCACTGCTGTCCTTGAACTGCAGCAGCAGCGAATAGTCCGCCCGCCGCTGGAGCGTAAAGTTATACGTCCCAGGCTGGACAGACATAGCTGTTAGGTCGCGATCAAACCAAGTGTACGCAATGCAACTAGTGCTGACTCAAGTTTTGCCTCAAGCTCAGTGCAATATTCAAGCAACTCAGCATTAGTTGGTGACGCAGCATCTGCGATCGTCATCGTTCCATCAGCGGTAGGCAAAGTGCCTGTTGTTGCTGTTGTTGTGATATTGGCAATGGCTGAAGGCTGAGCCGCTGCAGTTGTGCCGAAAAAGCCAATCGTGCCACCGTTGATCTCAAACTGAGTTGTCAACGTGCCAGCGGTTACAACCTGCAGCCGTAAGCGCCCATCTTCGGTGGTGTCAGACGCATCAACAATGCTGCCTTCAATTGCCGCAAAGTCAAGCGCATCAGGCGTAGCGTTATCGTTTTTGCCGCGGAAAAATACGCTCCCAAGCACGTCATTGTCTTGACCGGCACCCGATGCACCACGACGGTGAAACAGCGTAATGTCGCCGCCGGAAGCTGGATCGTTAGCTGTGCATTCAGATTGAATTGCTGTGCCCGTAAGGTTGGTGGTTAGATGCAGCGGATAAGCCGGAGCAGTCTCACTAATACCGACGTTGCTACCTTTCAATCTGATGCGACTTGCAACCGTACCAGCATCAGATGACATTAAGTCAAGAATGCCAACCTCTACAGCGTCAGCCGGATCGCTGATTTGAGCAAGAATTTGCGCATAAGCGTGTGTGTTTCCGGCGTCGCTTTTGCCGCGAAATTCGATGTTGCCAAGATTGTCGCTTGTTGCAGGTGTTGCAGAATTGCGGTACAGCACCACGTCAGGTGCAGTGTCTAAACCTGCGTCGTTGTTTTCAATAACAACCTGATCAGTTGTGTCAGCGCTGAACAAATGAAGCTGTGCTGCAGCTGTGCCAGTGCCAAGCTGAAAGCCAGCAGTTGTAAATTTGCCAGTGAAGACTGAGTTATTGCTGAATGCAACCTCGTTGGCGGCAGTGCGGTAAATCCCCGACGTGCCAGCATCACTTGAAAAGCCAACAGCAGGTGCGCCAACAGTTCCGTCAGGCAAGCCGCGAAACAGTGTGCCGAGCGTGATCGACTTGTTTTTATCGACGTTCGCAGCTTCCGAAACATCAACAACAGGCAGCAAATCTCCTGATGCTGGAGAGGTAAGCGTATTGAGATCTGTGATTTTGCGATCAGCCATAATCAGCAAGCCATCAGGACACAGGGTACGCAGTAGCTGCCGTCGTCATAGGTGCAGCTTACGTTGGTGCTGGTGACCTTGGCAATAGTCTTGCTGCGGATAATGTCATCGTCTTGAGGCTTGGCAGTGCCATCACCAGCGGACATGAGCAGATCACCGCGCTCAACGGTTACACCAGCGGAAATGCGGATCACAAAGTCACCCGTGATTGCTAGGTAGAAATCGTTCACCCAGATATCGTCGTCATCGTCCCAGCTTTGGAACACACCAGCCACGTTTTTGTCACCTTCAACGTCGCTAATCTTGGTTTTGTTTAGTTGCTCATTATCCTGTGTGTCGCCAGATTTCGGGCAGCACCATTCGCACATTTCATTAAGATTTGACATAACAGTGCCACGCAGGATCTCAGGACGGTCGGTTTTGTCGTAAGGATCGACGCCAAGAATCTGCGACCAACGGCTTAAGTGAGCGCCGTTCAAGGTAACGGTATTTCCGGAAACGCTAATTGATCCTTCAAGCTGATTAGCCTGATAAAACTCGACGAGTCCGCCATCGTCTGTTGTTCTATTAACAGCGAAAGGTGGTGCGCCGCTTTGCGTGACCTCCAGCTGTCGGGTATTTAAAATTGTTGTATCGGAACCAATAAAAACTTCTCCTCCCCCAGTAATCACTAAACGTTTAGTAGACGCCGTATAAAACGACATTGAATCAGCATTGTGATAGTACTGAATAAGGCCAGCATATTCTGACGCACCACTCGCGCCATCGCTAAAAGCAAAATTGCCGTAATTGGTGCTGCCGCTGAATATGTGTACGGCTGAGGTATCTGTACCATCTCCCACGACTAGCGGCTTAGAGCTTCCAAGGTCTCCGCCAGAAAAATTGCTGGGGGCGGAATAATTGACGCCGACATTTCCACTGCCATCAACGAAAAAACGCTCAACACCATTCGTCGCCACTGCAAGCTGATCGGCGCCAGGGCGGAAAAATCCAGTGTCAGGATCCGATGTAAACGCAAGACCCGGCGCAGCAGCAGTGCCATCCTCCAGCAACTTGGTGCCGTCAAATTCCGCTACGACAATCCAATCATTATTTGCAGCATTCCGCAGTTTCAGCTGCTGTGCTGCCGTGTCAGCCCACCATTGATACGCATATGTCGTGGCGGGTGCAGTCGCGTTGCTGTTGTTGGTGACGATTGCCGCCAACGCATTATTCAGGTCGGTTCTGACGGCAGCGCCAGAGGCGTTAGCAATGACGTAATTGTGAGTGGCCATGCTTAGGTCTATTCAGTGCCGTAGCCAACCGCTTGATACTGGAAATTACGGGAGACCGCAGTGTTGCTGCTGTCGTAGAACGTAATTGTGAAGCCAGTCCTAGAGGTTGATGTCACTTCATAGTAGTCCCCTGAGGCAAGATTGGAAGCGGTAATGCCAAGACTTGGCTCTTGGTAAAAACCGTTCGCAAACGTAACGGCTTTTGCTGCAGCACCTGATGCGATGGTCTCACTGCTCTCCGTGCGTGATTCCAGCTGCATCGTGTAGCCAAGCTCATCGACAAGCGGCGTCTGGTCAGTGTGTGCGGCGGTTAGCTCAGCTTTGAATTGGAACTGCCTGCCGGTGTAGCGGCCAGACTCCATCGGCACCCATGCACCAAAATCAATGTCAGATTCCATTTCGATCTTGTTCGTTCCATCCTCCAACAGGAAAAACTCGCTGTTTTCAAGCAGCAGCGTTTCGTCTGTCGTCGCTTGCTTGCTGGTACGGAAGTAAAGGTCAGCGCTGGTATCGTCTGGGATATCGCCATCAAAATCTGACCAGCGATCAAACAACTCTGTGCGATCGTCAATCGTGTCTGCGGGATACAAACCACGAGTGGTTAGTTTGCGTGTAAACAGAACGCTAAACACACCGCCAAGATCAAGCACATTGTTAAAGAAATACTCACCAGCCGCTAACCGAGTGCCGATAAAGTCGAACGTACCAAGGGCATTAAGATCAACGACATCATCAAAGGTCGCGTCACCATCAAGCACCAAGCCGTCATAGTCCGCATCGTAAAAAACACCAACCTTGTCGCCTTGAAACGGCGGCGAGTCTTGATCTTCACGACGCACTTGGATGTTGAGCCGTGGAATTGGATTTGGGAGATCGATTACAGCGCTTGCGGCTTCAGGACTGCGCTGGCCGTTTTCGTCCTGAAACTTGATTAAGTATTCGCCTTCGATTAAAGGCAGCATTGCAAAATTTGTCTGCGCTTTAACCGTACGCAGCAACGTGCTGTTAGGCCACGTGCCTGTGCCATCAGTTTGTGGCGCGTGCCGGATAATCGCCAATAAGTTATTGACGTTCTCTCCAGTGGCCGAAATTTCCCAGCGTAAAATTGCCTGCTCACCTTCAATTGCCTGCAGCGTGACATCAATAGGAGTTAGCGGACTAACGACACCATTAGAATCGTCAGGATTAATGTCAGGCGCTGGCACCGTTGCAACGGCATAAGCCCACTCAGATTTACGGCTGACTGGAAGCGCACCAACGGATCGAATTTCAAATGTAATTAGCTTTCCAGTGTCTAATCCATCAATCTCAAAAACTGTGTCTGTCGTATCTGCAGTGACAAAGTTGCCATTGCCAATTTTGTAGCGAATTTCAAAGCCAACAGTCGCGCTATTTAAGCCACGACTCCAAGATGCAATCATCCGGTTAGCAATTGTCTGACCAATCGTGACTTGACGAAACTCAAGAGTCAGATTTATCGGGGCCCTCGGTGACTCATTGAATAGCGTGACATCATCAAACTCAAGATTTGATCCGGTGTCTGCTGTTGCGTAGATGCTGTCGTTATGTTGGACGCCTGTTATTGCATACTGCCCATCACCGTTATCAGCAACCGTTAGGCAGCGGAACTTCTGCAGTTCGGAGCTTGAAGATGCAATCGACCAAATTGATTGCGCTAACGGGGCAGAACTAAATGCAGACGAAACGTTAATAACGGCACCGCTTGGGTCTCCAGCAATTGACCTCGTTTCTATGGTTCCATCGGCCAGCGTGCAAGTCAGCGTGTGACCGCTTCCGGCAGGCAGTGAAATTGTTTGATCAGCGGTAATTGTGGCTGTTGTTGCACTGCTGACGCGACCAGCCAGGCGAACGCTTTGGCGCATCTCATCTGACACCGCAAACACCTGACCAGGTAAAACGACAGCGCCTTGCAGTCCGGTGACGAACGTGACGACTTCACCGTCAAGCTCTTCCGATGCCAACATCCACCGGCCAAGACGTTGCGCTTGAAACTTTGATGTCACGCCAAAGCCGATTATTTCTTTGACTTGATACCCATATTTTGAAATTAGCGCGGGATCTTCTACAACGACAAAATTTGACTTGTAGAAATTTTCCGGGTCGTTATAGCGAACACGAATACTTGTACTGCGTGTCTTTAGCGATGTGCCGGAATAGTTAAACGCACCATTAATAACATTGCTATTGCTGTAAAGATGAACGGGCGAGACATCAGAACCGTCTAAATTGCCATGATCTGCAGTTGCTTGAATCGTATTGGCTTTCCAATACAGCATCCCGCGAAATACACTGGCAAGGTCCTGCAGGACATTGAACGCTTCTGCTTGTGATCCGATGACGGTATTGCACGCAAAGCGAGCTTCTTGTGTGCCGTCAGGATTATCGACAAGCTGATTGGCGTACTGAGCAAGTGGATAAAGATCCACCCAGCTAACGTTTGCAGCTTGGACGAAATCACCCGCTCCATAGCGCGGATGCGTGAGCATGTCGTACCAGCAACAGACAGGACAAGTCGTCCATGCAGTTTTCAAACTGCCGTCAAAAGTGCCATAAAAGCTTAGGCTTCCATCACTGCGGACACTTGCGTTTGACGGAATTTTTACAATGCTGCCACGCAATTTATACGCACGAGTTGGCAGGCTACTGAACTGACGAGTTGATATAGACACGCCAGCAACCGCCGTGTATGGATACGGAGTCCGTACACTCTGAATCTCCGTTAAGCTCTGTAAAATAAGTTGATTGGCGCGTCCGTTTTGAAGAGACGTGTTTTCAGGAACGTCTTGAAAGTTGGCAAATTTGACCTCAAAATGATCTTCGCCTAGGTCGATTTTTTTTACAAGAACGTTCCAAGGGCCGGTGCCGGTTAAATCAATCTTTGGCGTTTGAAACTGGTAACCATTTAAGGCAATGCCAGTAATTGTGCGATCGTACTTTTCAACATAAGCAGTACCTTTTCCAATGTCTTGAACCGAAACAACAACGCGAATGCTGCCATTGAAGGGCTGGCCTTTTGCGAGCCCCTCCGCAGCAGTGCTAAACATTCTTGGAATAGAAAACAGCAGCTGAAATGAATCTGCGTCGCTGTCTGTAATTTGCCTAATAAGCTGTCCTGAACCGTAGTCACGAGCCGTGACCTCGTTGCTATCGTTTAACGTTTCCGAGTAGTTTTCACCAATTTCAGTGTTAACGCTGGTTACGGTGGAAGCTGACGCATCAGCCTGGGGCAAAAAGTTCTGCGTTTTTCCACCGATGCTAAAGTCATAAGAAACGTCCTCAGCAGGAAAGTTGCGCGAGCTGTCCGTTTGGATTGCCGTTTCGTCTAAAAAGACGCCTTTGTTGTTGCCGACAATGCCTTCGATCGGGCCTTCGCACAGCAGGTCAACAATCTTGATGACAGAGGTAGAGTTAAGCGCCATTTATCAGGTGGTAATAGGAGCACTGTTATAACTTGAGTTCCTAAAGAGATTGTAACCGTTTTGCCTGACTTTTAATCTGCAGCTTGCGTCGCAACGGAAGTCAATGATAGTGATGCTTGTATAGATATCGCCTGCGTCATCTATGTCTGGATATTGAATGTACTGCATCCAGCGATAAGCTTGCCCCGCTTTCAGCAGCCCTTGTACCGTTACCCGAAATCTACCGATTTCAGGATCTGGACCACTTATTTGAACCTTAAGCGAAACCTCAAAAGTGATAAAACCATCCACAAGTGTAGTGCCAGGGCCGCTTACATAGTCAAATAGACCATCGGTCAACTCAAAGAAAATCATGTAATTCTTTCGCTTGTCATTGCTTTTGTGCTCAACATCTGCGAGCTGTTTCTTTTTGCCTTCAGACAGAGGTATTGTTGCGTTTCTGCCGCTAAGTGGTATGATTTCGCTATCAGTCCAGCGCCTAAATCTAAAGCCAGAAGCGTAAGTTAAACCACTGATTGTTTCACCGCCAACTGTGACAGTATCCGGTCCAGGCTCTTTGATTGCTGTTTTAAGTGGATCTGAATCGTCTGCAACTTCAATCTTTGCAGAAAGCAAATGGCTGCCTGCAATCACTTCGCCGTAGACGACAGGAATCGTTGCACCAACGCCGACGGTATTTGCAGCGCTTGTAAACATGTACGACTGACGACCGTCAGAACCACGAACAACAGACTGCGGGCCATCCGTTGAGCCAGACTCGCCACTGCCTCGTAAGCGACCACCACTAAGACTTGGAACAATAGGCTGCGGTGACAACATTTGAGCAACACCGCCAAGAATTAAACTTGTACCGATAGCCCCAAGGGCAACAGAAGCTGCACTACCTAAAACAAAAGTTCCTGCAGTCAAGGTTCCAGCAGAGCCGACTGTCCCCAAAAGGCCATAACCTAGACCGAGGAAACCAGCGCCAGCGCCTGCCGTCAAAATTGCAAATGCCACCAGGCCAACACCAACCAAAATTGTGCCGGTGCCGTCACCACTACCTGCGATCACAGGCGTCAAGATCAAGTCATTGCTGCCAAGCGGCAACTGAAGATCGTCATAACCAAGATCCGTTCCAGCTTGGATCAGGCGGTAGCCAACGCCATGTTCATGGGCATGGACTAGCTCTTCTTGCAGCTTCGGCTTGTTGATGCACAGCAGCTTGATTGCGTCTGCAGGCGTCCGCAGGTCGTAATAGGTGTGCTCGGTGCCGTACCGTTCACCCAGATCACCCAACAGTCGGACGACCTGCTGCATAGCGAAACACTGCTGCAATCCTTTCAATATAGTACCGCCGCAGCGGTTCGATTGCACTTAGAGAGTTTTGTCGCTGGTGCAAAATCCGTTCATCAGAAAGCAAGATCGCTGCGTGCATCGGCGTTCTTGTGCCAAGCTTCATGATTAAAATGTCACCGGGCGATCTGCGCTCCAGTGCAATTTGCTTAAAGCCGATCGCTTCTGCGTTTTGCAGGAAAATACTGTCGCAGATTTCTAACTCTTCAGGCCGTGCAAACTCAGGCAGCTCGATGCCCTGCAGCTTGTACCATTCACGTACCAGCGAAAAACAATCGTTGACGCCATATTCCCATTGACGACCTAGCAAGGATTGATAGTTAACCATCGTTGATCTGGCATGGAATAAATGTGCCAAGGTAGTTTGGTCTGCTGGCACGCTGAACGATCTGCTGGACTAGCCGTTCCACCCATAGGATGCGAATGCACAATGGCTTCGATTTCCCCGGTTAATGCAGCGCGTGCATAATCGACAGGATTTATAACAAAGTCCTGCTCAGGATGATCAGCGATATTACGGCAAGGTATGTAATGACCTGCCACCACAACGCCACACGCTTCCCGTGGTAATTCTGTTGTGGCATGAGCCTCTGCCTCACATCTGAAGTCGGGCACCTGGAAAGCCTCCAAACGGTAGTTTGCCTGTCGGGAATCGTTTAGTGCAACTGGTATAACGCTTAGCGCATTGATCGTTTGCCGCGGTTGTTGCCGTGTCGTTAAGGTCAAAATACGCTGCGCCCGTGTAACCACATTCAGCGCCACGATACTTCCACGGGCAATGCTCCAACACCTGCCGCCTTGGCAGCGCAAGATTTGTAAGGTCTAGTTTGCTGGTCAGCTCAAACTCAACTAGTTGCGGGTTTTCATTGGCAACCCGATCGATGTACCAAATTTCATCTTCAAATTTTGCTGTGGGATCTGCAGTTGCGTTACCACTTGAAAAGTTGACAGCATCTAGAAATTTCTTGCAGGTTCTGATGCGCGTGACTTTGGCCTGCAGTGGGCTATAAAGCACAAGCAATGCAGAAATCGCATTATTTGCGTTAGCGATCCGCATTGATGGACGAGGTAGCGTGCCTTTTGATGTCACCTCAAAACCATCAACCTCAATCGGATAGGCGCTATAAGTTTTGCCTGCAAAGATGATGTTTGCAATTAGCTCATTCGTCCCAGCGTGATAATAATAGGTTTGATTAATGCCGTTAACAGCTTCAGTCAACTCAAGTTCAAATAGCTCGATGATTGCTGACGGCTCAAGCGATTGGAGCTGTTCCTGAATACTTTGCGGCGTGCTCATGCTTCAAACACCTGAACAAAAGTTGCGGTAATAATGGCACGATTCAGATACGGAATTGATTTTTCCCATTCCGAACAAATCCACTTGTACTCTGTCGTGTCATCCAATGGAGTCCATCCAAACTTTTCTTGGCCGCCGCGAGCATCTAAAAAGGTTTCAATGGTGTCCGCATCAGTCTCGGACACGCTCCAGGTCAGATTCCAAACCTTTGGATTTTGATTTAAGCCGAAGGTGGTGCGTTGGCTATAGCCACTGCCGAACTGCGCGATCCGCACATTAGGCTGGCTGCGTTTTGACGCGCCGTAAGTTGGCGTGATCGACGGGAAAGTAGCCATTAGCTTGCCAGTAGTCCTCCAGGTCGCTTCTGTTTGATCAGTTCAGCTTGAACGGCTGCACCGATTGCAGCGCCAAGTTGTTTGCCGCGTTGGCTGTCGCCTTGGGCTTGTGATCCAGAAGCATCAACGTTTACAGTTACGTTAGCGCCGCCCATCGCGTTGTTTGGAACGATGTTGCCTTGCGCTCCAGGGACAAACAACTCTGGCCCGCGCTCGCCAACCAAATAGGAACGACCGCTAGAGACCGAACCACCATTTGCCCTTCCAGCAAGGATACGGCCATCTGGTATTGGGAAGCCACCCAGAGCACCGGGACCAAACTGAGAGCCGCTTAGGTCCATGCCGCTGTAGTCAAAACTAGGTGTGACGCCTAAGCCAAAGGCACGTGCTACGCCTAAAATGATGTACTGCGCGATCATTTGCTGCGCGGTGCGGAACAGCATGTCAGCAATGCTGCGCAGGAAATCGGCAAACACCTCTTCTGCAGTCTTCGTTCCATCGACAAAAGACATGATGCCAAAGGTCATCATGTTGGCCGCTGCATCAGCAGCCTGACCAAGCAGTGGATACTTTTCAACAAGTTTCTGTATCTGCTCTTCTTGGGTAAGCAAGAGCGAATTAGACATCTCAATAGAGCTGGCAAAACTAGGCATGTCGGCAATATTGCCTAAGTTGCCAAAAATGCCAGAGCCTTCCGCTGTAAAGAAAGCTCTTGCCGACGCTTCTGCTGCATCTGCCTTTGCAGGGTCACCTTTTTCACGCAATTCGTTAATACGACGCAAAACACCTTCTCGGTCTTGATCGATTTTTAACAGCTCAGCCTCTAGTTCTGTAGAGGCCTCCTGCAAAGCAAGCCTGTCTGTATAAGTAAGATTTATTTTATCTAGCGCTTTGTTTGCGCGATCAATAGCTTTTTGTTCTCGGTCTGCGGCTTTTTGTTCTCGTTGGTTTTGCCTGTCTGTTTTTGCCGTAAGCCTGTCTTTAGCTTTACTTTGCGCTTCAAGCGCTTTAGCCACGCTGTTGGCAAGGCTTTGGCGTTTATTCTCATGTTCTCGCTCATTCTCTGCAATTTTTTCACGCATTTGTGTTAAATTTATAGCATTGCTAGCGTAATCTGCGTAAATTTTTTGCTGCTCGTTTCCTTGCTGCAGCTGCAAAACACGTTCTTTTTCGCGTACAACTTGTTCGTTTGTCAAGTCGCTGTTTAATTTTAGAATGTTGTTTTCTGCGTGAAGTATCGCAATGTTGTTGTTGCCTTGTCGGGCGCTCTCAGCACGAAGCCGCACGTTTTTTGTTACTTCCTCGTTTTGGGTTCGCTGTAGTTCGATTATTTCGTTTTCAATCTCAAAACGCTGATGCGGAAAAGCCTTGGATAACTGCGTTTGCAACAACACCATCTCGGGTGACTTATTCTTTTGAGCCTGCCTAAGGAGGTTTTGCTCTTCAAGCCTGTCTTCGAAGAACCCTAGTGGACCTTGCAACAGCCGCGCTGCTTCTGCTAAAACGCTTGTTGTAAATATGGTTAACTGGTTCGAAAATTGAGTAGCCGCGTCTCCAAAGCCCTTAAGCGCTGTAACGCCTTCGTCCCCTACTATATTAGCCAGCAGTTCTGTGGCTTCAGCCAGCGCAACTTGCTCTCCCTCAAGTTCGCGCAAACGATTAATTGCATTCTCCGTAGGGCCAGCCACAGCTCCTAAAGATTCAACAACTGCATCTATATCGGCAGTAGAAGAATTTAGAGCAGCACCAAGAGTTGCTGCTTTAGAAGCAAGCTTGTCAAACATTGAACCAATCTGCGTTCCAATCAGAGACAAGCCAAAGCCAAACTCGCCACCAACCATTCCGCCACCAAAGCCGCCCGCTGCTCCACCGATGGAGGCTCCTAGGCCTTGACCAAACAGCAACGGGAATGCCCCACCAATTAGTGCGCTGCTTTGAGCGGATCTAATTCTCTGGGCGCGTTCAGCAGCACGCAAAGCAGCAGGACTGCCCGGAATACCTACCGCTCCACCAATTGGGCTTGTTTGGCCCGTCAGCATGATCTCTTCACGTTGACGCTTGGCTAGCCTTGCCCTTCTCTCATCATCTTCATCCCTTTGCTTCATCCGGGCTTTATATCTTCTGTCAAAATCCTTCCCTTGCTCTATGTCTAGCTTTCTTGCATTGTCAAATGCTTCTTTTTCAAGCCTTTCTTTAATCTCAAACTCTTTAATTATGTTATCAATTTCTATGCTGTTAGCTTTTTTGCCTAGGCTTATCTCTAGGCTGTGCATCTTGTTCAAAAAGTCAGATGTAGCCTGAAACCTTTCTTGACGCAATCCTGACTCTTTATCAGCCTGGATTGCTAGAAGGCGAGCCCTTGTTTTTCCTTCGTCCGCTAACTGCTTTTGAGGGCTGAAAGGCTGAGGACCAAACGGAGTTGCTTGAAGAGGCTTTCCGGCCAGAAAAACTTCTCTAAGCAGTCGCTTTTGCTCTTCCAGTGCCTCATTGTTTAACAACTGTGCGTCAAGAAAATCTCTTGCAGCTCGGGTAGCCTTGTCTCCATTAAGAGCAACCTTGTTTAAGTTTTCTGCAGCGTCCTGCAAGGCTTTACTAAAGTTTGCCGTTGAATTGACAACGGCCTTGCCAACCAAATTGGCATAATCTTCAATGTTCTTGTTTACATTGTCAATCTGCCCACTAAGTGTTTTAGCGTCTCTTGACAGCTTGGTGATTGCTTGGGAGTTTTTGACCGCAACCGCGATATTTACGCCGTAGTCAGCCACAAGCCCGCACCAAAGACCTATTGCTCCACTTTACCTCCTGCTGACGCCTTGCGCTCCATGGCGCATTCTTGCTTGCTCCATTGCCTTCTCTTGCTGCTCGTTGTGTAGCTCAAAATAAGCAGCCCAGCCGACCAGCTCTTCTTGCGTCAACGACTGAGCAAGCTGAGACACCGTTGTGCCCAGCTCCTTGGCTAGAAAATAAATAAAGTACCAATCATTACTTGCTTTTCAAAGCTGCTTTCGCGTCCTCCACTTTGTTCTCCGTTCCAGAAGCCAGCATCGCAAGCTGGATTTCTTGCAGCACAGCCGCTTCAACAGCATTGCGAAGAGCAGCCTTTTCTCCATCTTGGAAAAGACGCTTCCCGTCAGCATCTAGGGCTTTTTCGATCATCATGCCTAGGGCAAAATCACCGGCATCATCAGAGTTAGCTTTCTTTTGAATCGCCTCACGCTCGGCAATGGTCAAAGGGTGCCAATAGACCTCAAGCACCACCTCGTCGCCATCCTTGACCTCATGCTTATAAAGCTGGCTAACGCCAAACTTGTTTCGCAGCAGCTCAGTCGCGCGCATACAGCACTATCGTTTCGATCAATATACTACAGGACTGCAGTAAACTGACAAGACACAATGCCTAAAAAATGAGACCTATCCTCTTCCTCTATTGGAATAGGACCGTTTACATCTAGGACCCTAGGCGAAACGCTATATGTATCCACATAGTTGCTTGCGTTGACTGAGGTCAAACCGTCAATCACCGACTCGCTAATTGCGGCCAGCACAGACGTTCCAGCGGACTTAGGCACATAGACGTTGCATTGAATCACGCCGCTGTAATAACTAGAAGCAGCGCCTTGGTTTTGGAGCGTTGACTGGTTAAAAGTCACTCGCATCGAAACGTATTTTTTTGTTTTGCCTGGCGTCGTAAACCGAACATTGTCGTAAATCATCAGCACGCTGCTGTCTGCTGCGACAACTGCGTCGGTGACTGCCTTCTCAAAAGCAGCTCTAGCATTTACAAGGCTCATGGTTTCAAAATATCAAAACCTCGTTCTAAGCGCGGAGCACCTGCCTTCGAAACAGGTATGGCTCCGTCCACTCGCGCCATAGGCTCCGCCCCTACTCTCAAGGTTGCTAGACGCGGCTTCTCAGCAAAAGCAGCCTTAACCTCTTTGCCTAAAGACTGAACGTAAGCTAAGACGTTTCCATCCTCAAGAGCATAAGCTCTATAAGCAGTCGTGTTTCCAATAAAAACAACTGGGCTTTGTTTATAGTTGAAGTAAAACGGCCCTGGGTATCTTCGTTTAATCTGTCCCATGTTTTTCTTAACACCCCATGAAGTCAGCGCTCCGCCTTTCCCTTGCGTTTGCTTACTGTAAACGTCTGCCCAGGGATTTTTAGTGCGCCTGTTCAGATCACTTGTCTTTCGAGGTTCAAGCCCAACGCTCCCTTGTCGAGCAGTCCAGCTAGAAGCAAAATATCCGGTGTAAACCGGACTAACCTCTCTAGTGGAAAGAGTGTCAACGACTGAATTAATCAGTGCATTAAAACTCCTGTCAAACCACTCCTCTATGTCCCCCTCAATGATTTTAAGGTCGCGATCCGCCATCAGAACGTCACCCCCAAAACATACAGATACTCTTGCCCGCCTCGATACGTCTGCACGCTATTGATTTGAACGATGCGGTCCGCTCCAGCAAACTTCAAGACTACTTCGTCCTGAAGCGTAGGCTGGTTGCCCCCAATTTGCTCAGGAGCGATATAGATCCGAGCTTGCCGCTCTTCACGACCCTCCTCTTCCTCTGATCGCACAAACTCAACTGGACAAGGCAAGTTGTAATAAGGACGATCAAAAGTTTCGTACTTGCCCTTGGCTACGTCATACTCGCCATCAAACTTGCGAATGTAATCAATCGTCGTGTTAAGGCTGCTGCCAAGCTCCGAAACCACCGCTTTGGCTGCGTCTCGAAAGGCTTTGTCTAACGCTCCAGCCATGTCAACCCCTCACCAAGCGG